GGAGTCGCAGTGAAGCAAAGCCGCGACACATTCCAGTCGGAGAACAGCCAACTCAAGCAGCAAGTTGCTATGCAGCAGCGCCAACTCAAGAAGCAAGGCTGATCCATTGCCCAAGCCAGCGGGCATGTGTGCTGGCAGTTGGAGAATCAAATGAGTTTGCAATTACGAGGGTACCAACTCGAAACATTGGATGGATTGAGAAAGGGTTTTGCGGCTGGGCACAGGTCTCAGATGCTTTATAGCCCGACTGGTGGCGGAAAAACTGAGATGGCAATTGCCCTGCTGGATGCCACCAAAAAGAAAGGCAACAAGGCCGCAATGATTCTGGACCGAATCATTCTGTGCGACCAAACCAGCCAGCGTCTTGAGCGGTACAAGATCGACCATGGTGTTTTGCAGTCGGGCCACTGGCGGTATCGGCCATACGAGAGCATCCAGGTCTGCTCTGCTCAAACACTGGAAAAGCGCGGCTCCTTCCCTGGCCTCACCCTGATGATCGTTGACGAGGCGCACGCCATGCGCAGGCAGACCATCGACTTCATCAAGAACAATCCCGACATCAAAGTGATTGGCCTGTCTGCATCGCCATTCACCAAGGGTTTGTCTTCTGTGTATGAGAATGTGGTCAGCACCGTCACAACGAAGCAACTGGTGGAGCAGGGCGTGCTTTGCCCCTTGCGTGTGTTCGTTGCCAAAGAAATTGACATGGCCGGCGCAAAGAAGGTCGCAGGCGAGTGGAGCCAGGCAGAGACCAGCAAGCGCGGCATGCAGATCACTGGCGACGTGGTGGCCGAGTGGATCAAGAAGACGCACGAAATTTTTGGCAGACCCCGCAAGACCATTGTGTTTTGCTCTGGCGTGGATCACGGCACCGATCTGTCAAACAAGTTCGCAGAGCAGGGCTACAACTTCATCAGCATCTCATACAAGGATGACGACCAGTTCAAGCGCGACGTGATCGAAGACTTCAGCAGGCCCGATACAGAAATCCACGGCCTGATTGCCACGGACGTGTTGACGAAGGGCTTTGATGTGCCAGACGTGATGATCGGCGTCAGTGCGCGGCCATTCAGCAAGTCCTTTTCCTCTCACGTCCAGCAGATGGGGCGCGTGATGCGCGGCCACCCCGACAAAGAGTTTGCCCTGTGGCTTGATCACTCAGGCAACTACCTGCGGTTTCAAGAAGAGTGGGACGAGGTTTTCAACGAGGGCGTGACAAAGCTGGAAGATGGCAAGGAAAAGCCCAAGAAGGAAAAGACAGACAAGGAGAAGGAAGCGGCCAAGTGCCCTAAGTGTGGGCACCTGTGGGCCGGCGGATCTGACACCTGCCTGCATTGCGGCTACACCAGGGAGAGAAAATCTTTGGTTGAGTCCGTACCAGGAGAAATGGAGGAGCTGAAATCAGCTCAGACTCGGGAAAGCAAGCAAGATTACTGGTCAATGTGCCAGTACAAAAAGCTGCATCACGGATGGTCCGATGCTCGATGCAAGGCCTCCTACAAAGACAAGTTTGGAGTCTGGCCCTCGGGTTTGGAAGCGACACCGAAGCCGCCAGACATCAAGTTTGAAAAAGCCGTCAAGGCGCAACTGATCCGTTACTTAAAAGGCAAAGGAAGAAAATGACAAGCAACTACCAACGAACCGCCAACTGGCTCAAGGCCTGCGGCAAAGAGCAGACAATCGAAAACCTGTCTGTGCAAATCGGCGTACACCTCGAGGAGTTCTGCGAGTTGCTTGCCTGCTTGCGCAGCGACAGCGAGGGCTACGGCAAACTTCTGGAGCGCACCCGGACCGACCTTGAGTGGTTCGCCGGCAAGCTCAAGCGGCGCGAGCAGTTCGTCTACATCCCCATTCATCTTCGTGTGGATGCCCTGGACGCGCTGTGCGATTCTGAAGTCACTGGCAACGGCGTGGCATACCTTGCCCAGTTCGACAAGGAGTTGGCAGACCAGGCCGTGCTGGCATCCAATGAGAGCAAGCTGGAGGATGGCAAGCCAGTGATCCTCGAGGGCGGCAAGATCGGCAAGGGCAAGGACTACAAGGCACCAGAGCTGCGGGGGTTCGTATGAAAGTATTTTGGGTAGTGGCGTGGTCAAATTATTACCCCGCAGGAGGCCTCGGGAATGTTCACTCTCAATGGGCCACACGAGAAGAGGCCGAGGCCGCAGTAGCCGAGATCAATCGCGACCCATACAGCCACAAATGTCACGATCACGTGCGGGTTATGGATGTGTCTGACATGCTTGGAATGGGAGATGTGAATGAACTTTGAGCAATTCCGAGAGCACCTCAAAACAAAGTGCATGTATGAAACCATCTATGACGACAGCGAGGGCGTTCCAATCCTCGTCATCAGGGAGCTGGATGCCTTCTCAATGGTCAATCGGCTGCTTGAGGCTGAGCGCGAGCGTGCAGCCCTGAAGGTTGAAGAGCTCGGCATCATCGGTTACGGCACCCTGGCTATTGCTGCGGCCATCCGACACGGAGATCAGGAATGATGCAAATCACAAAAGTCTGGTGGGATGGCGACAAGATGATGGCCGATCCAATCGACCCCGCAGATGCGTATCTGCCGCCACGTCCCACAGGCATTGAGGCCCTTGTCTGCGAGGAAATAGCCCTGCGCCAGCAGAAGTTTGGGCGCTGGTCACTTGTTAATCTGGTTGAGTGCGGTAAGCATGAAAAATGGCTTGCTAGGTGTTCGTGCGGTAACGAAAAAATTGTTTTCATCGAAAACCTGAAGCGGGGCAAGTCAACCTCTTGCGGCTGTCTTCGGGCTGAAAAATCCTCGCTCCGGTGTAAGACGCACGGACAGTCCAGACGGACAGCAGAGTACAGAACGTGGGCTCACTTAAAAGGCCGATGCTTAAATCCAAAAGACAATGGATTCAAAGATTATGGTGGCCGAGGAATAAAAGTATGCGACCGTTGGTTGAGCTTTGAAAACTTTTACCAAGACATGGGGCCGCGACCTCCGGGGCACTCCATAGAAAGAGTGGATGTGAACGGAAACTACGAGCCGTCAAATTGCGTCTGGCTGCCAATTAAGCATCAAGCAAGAAGAGGTTGATGAAATACGCAAAAGGCTGTCATCAGGAGAGGCCGCAAAGAAAATCTCCGAAGAGTACGGCACTTCAGCAGGACACATTCGTCAAATAAAAAGAGGTGAAATATGGAAACAGTGAAAGCAACAGGCATAGAGGCGTTGGTTTGTGCGGAAATAGCATCCAGACAGCAAAAAGGTTTAGGGAAGTACGGCACCACGGTGGCAGACAACAACCTTTCCCTGCGCGAGTGGTTGCAGCACGCCCTCGAGGAGACTCTCGACCAGGCTGTGTACCTGCGCCGCGCCATCGGTGAGATCGACAAGCAAAGCGCGACAGTGCCAGAAGAGGAGGATCGGGAATGAGATTTGGATCTGTTTGTTCTGGCATTGAAGCCGCCTCTGTTGCCTGGGGCCCACTCGGCTGGAAGGCTGCGTGGTTGTCTGAGATTGAGCCGTTCCCGTCTGCGGTGCTGGCTCACCACTACCCTGATGTTCCAAACTTGGGTGACATGACCACACTGCCAGAGCGAATTTTGTCTGGCGAGGTTGAAGCGCCTGACCTGTTTTGCGGCGGTACGCCTTGCCAGGCCTTTTCTGTGGCCGGTCTTCGTAACTCCCTTGATGATGCAAGGGGCAATCTTTCACTCACATTCGTAGGTATCGCAAATGCAATTGACCATGTTCGATCTGTTCGATCAGATGCACCGGGAATCATCTTCTGGGAAAACGTGCCCGGAGTCCTCTCTACCAAGGACAACGCATTCGGCTGCTTTCTTGGCGCACTTGCCGGGGAAGATGAGCCGATCATCCCGTCAGGGGAGAAATGGACAAACGCTGGTTGTGTGTATGGTCCCCAAAGAGCAGTGGCGTGGCGAGTCCTTGACGCCCAATATTTCGGAGTGGCCCAACGACGCAAACGTGTGTTCGTTGTCGCAAGTGCTAGAGCAGACTTCGATCCCGCAGCGGTTCTTTTTGAGTTCAACGGCGTGCGCCGGGATATTGCGCCGAGCCGAGAAGCGGAACAAAACATTGCCCCCTGCGTTACAAACGGCCCTCCTTTCAGTCGCACAGGCAACGAGCGCGTAGAGGCCGAGGCAATGGTTGTGCAGCCCTATGATTTGGGCAACTGCCTGACAGCTCGGATGCACAAGGGCATTAACAGCACGTTGGATGAGGGACAGACGCCGGTGATCAGCATCCATCCCCACTGCATAGGCCGCGCACCAGAGGCTGGGCCGCAAGGCAAAGAGTATTTGCTGGATGGTTCGGCTTACTGCATGGATGGCAGGGGCCAACCACAAGCTGTGGCGCAGCCAATAGGGATTTTTCAGGATAGCGAGTACGGAGTGCAACAGTATGACAGTGCTGGAACGCTTCGGGCTGGACGTATTCCAGAGCATCAAATGGCAATTCAGCCCCCGAGCATGGCCGTGCGCCGCCTGACTCCAGTTGAGTGCGAGCGCCTGCAAGGCTTTCCAGACAACTACACAAACATCCCTTGGCGCAAAAAGCCAGAGTCACCTGATGGCCCTCGGTACAAGGCGCTGGGCAACAGCTGGGCTGTGCCAAACGTCCGCTGGATCGGAAAACGCATTCAGGAGGCACTCAATGCATCTTCTTGACTTCTGCCGACTGCACGGCGTGATCGTTGACCGCATGCCGCCTATCGGACTGTGGAAGCGATACCCCACGCAGGACAAGCCATCGCACCGCAACGGGGCGGTGAAGTACATGGGCACGCACGCATTCATCCAAAACCATGCGACCATGACAGAGATCGAAGTGTGGCATGCCGAAGGCGACTCGGTGATGGACCCGAACAAAGCCAGGAAGCTGGTCGAGGCAGCACACCGCGACATAAAAGACAAGCAGGAGAAGGCGGCTCAAAAGGCTGCTCACATCCTGCACAACTGCCAGATCGGATTCCACCCGTACCTCGAGCGCAAGGGGTTCAAGGAGGAGCAGGGCAACATCTGGAAGCACGAGACAGACGGCCTTCTGCTTGCGATTCCCATGCGCGTAGGCCACCGCCTGGTGGGCTGTCAGATCATCAACGAAGAGGGCGGGAAGAAGTTTCTATTCGGCCAGCGCACCTCTGGCGCTGCGTTCATCTTCGACAATCGCGGGCCTAACATTTTGTGCGAGGGGTATGCGACCGCCCTCTCAATCAAGGCTGCGATGAAGGCGCTCAAGCGGCGCTACACCCTGCACGTCTGCTTCTCTGCCGGCAACATGAAGAAGGTGGCAGAGACGCTGCCCAGTGGGTTTGTTGTGGCCGACAACGATGCCAGCAGGACTGGGCAGAACACTGCGGAGCAGATTGGTTGGCCATACTGGATGCCAGACACGGTGGGCATGGATGCCAATGATGTTCACCAGCGTGACGGGCTGTTCAAGTTTTCTCAATCGCTGGGCAAGGTGATTCGATAGCCTACTGGTAGTTCTTGCAGTGCGTGAGGGGCTGCACGGCCAGGCGATCAGGGTGATCGAGCGCGGCCAGCTCAAGTTTTTGCATGATCTCGAAACCAATGTCCATAACATTGGGGCCGTGGCCCACCCACTCGGCGAGGGCAGACACACGGCCATCCGGGCCTTCAATCAGCTGGATTGTGAATGAGGAGCTCTTGGATGTTGATGACACGGGTTTCCTTCAAGTCGAGATCATCATAAACCATGGCCGTGTCGTTGATCTTTTTTAGGGCATCCATGCGGCTATCTGCCTCTAAATCAAGCTGAAAGCGCACGGTCCTGTCGATGGTCACGCGGTAGGTTGGCATGGTCAATCCAAATAAATGATGACTGCGGCCACGATGGCCAACAGGATAAAAAGCACGGCCTCGACCTTATCGTCGATGGGCTCGCGGTGGGTGGGGATGGGTTTTGCTGGGCCGGCATATTTCATGGCATCTTCCTCTCAAGCAGCACATCGGCGGCTAATTTGCACTGGTCAATGGTAAGTTGATCGGCATCTCTCTCGCAAGCACGGATAAGGCGCAGGGCTTCATCGTATGCTGCGGTGGTGGTTGACCGTGCGCCCATCATGTAGGCGCGTGTCAGTGGGTGGTTTTCGTTTGGCAACATGGCATCTGTCTCGCAATCATTCGGGCGGCATCTGTCTCGCAATCAACCCCGGCGGGGGTGTTCGCGGGCATCACCAGGGGGCGGGTGGCGCGGCGTCGCGGGCCTGCTCGGCCTGCCTGCGGGCGTGCTCGCGCACCTGCTCGGGCGTCCATGGGGTCGGGCCACCGGGCGGGGGGAAGGGCCAGGAATAGCCCTCCATGTATTCGGCCTGAATCGCTGCTTCATAAGCGGACCATGGGGCGGCTGGCGGCGTTGGTGGCCTGCCCTCCATGGCGTCCTTCTGGCCGTCTGTGCGGTGGCTGCTCATTGGCGGGCCTCTTTTCTGCCCTGGTCGATTAGGTGGCGGGCTTCGGTCTGGTCGTGGGGCTTTTCGGCCTCCAACATTACCCGGATTGCCTGCGATGCTGCGGCCACCTGCCCGGGCGTCTGGGCTCGTTCGTATCGGTGGCCGGCGTTGATATAGGCGGCTTCTGTGTGTGTCATTGCTTGGGCTCCTGTGGTGTCCATTGGGAATAGTTGCGGGCCTCGTGGCCGTACTGCTTGCACCGGTCGCAAAATGCTGCGCGGTGGCCGTTGGCGTTGGTGGCCTGCCATTGGGCGGGCTTTCCGCACTCGTGGCCGTATGTGCCCGGCTCGGCGTTTTGGCATTGCTTCATGCTTTGACCTTTTCTGGGTGCATTAAAAGGCCCTTCAAATAGGCGATGCTTCGCCCGGTCATGTCTGACAATTCCCGAAGGGTCAGGTTTAAATGGCTGTCGTAGTAATCCATTATTTCGGCGGGCGTGCTGTTGTAGGTTGGCTGTTGGTCTTCCATGTTGTGGGCTCCTGTAGTCGGGACAATTCCCGGTCAAACCCTCGGGGGTGAGGGCTTGCCCTGGCGCTGTCAAGCTGCGGCGATGGGGATTACCCGGCGAGCGGTGCGGTCGGCCTGCTTGGCCTTGGTGCCGTGGGCGCGAAACCCGATAATCTGGCGGCGGTCGGCTCGTTGGCACAATGCACAGATAGCGCAAGTCATGTAATCGGTGGTCTGTGCGGGGCAAACCAGGACCGGGCGCCCTTCGGGTGTCTTGCTGTGCTTTGGCGTGTCCATTGGTACGATTACGGCCACCGGCAAACCATGTGCGGCGAGTCGGTCGGCGTGGCCTACATCGTCGGCGCTGAGATTCACAGTAAAACCCCAGTCTGTCGCGGCCTTGGCCCATTTGATAGCCTCGGGGCTGTGTTTGTGCGTGTAGGTAAACCCGGCTCGGCCTCGGTTGGCCTTCACAATCTGGCCCAGTGCGTAGGGGTCGATTGTTTCCCCGTCTCCAGGTAAATCGCCCGCAACATTGTGCCGCCACAATTGGCCCTTTGGAAGTCGGCCAATAGCTTTCACTAGTCCATCCAAGTCGGTGCCCCTGGTTGGCACTTTGTCCCAGGTCAGTCGGGTATAAAAGTCTTCCGCATAGCATGCGCTGCGGTACTGTGGGCAGCTCGGGGGGCAGCTCTCGCGGCTGGTGTATGTCTGTGGAATTGGGCCGGTCTTGCGGTTGCTGCTGGCTTGGATAAAGTGGTATTTCATGGGGTTGGCTCCTGGTGGTTTGGGTTGCTGGCTTTGATCTGGCGCTGTAGGTGCGCGGGCAGTCGGGCGAATAGTTCGGGGCTGAGTGTCGGCCACCTGGGCGCGGTCGGTGCGCATAAGTGGGCGGCGATGGCGTGCTGGGTGCCGGTCTCGTGCATTACTTCGCCGATGGTTGCTCCCTGGTCGAATAGTTGGCGGGCGTTCATGCTGTAACCCCGTGGCGGCGGCTGTATTCGGCTGCGCAAAACCTGCCCAGGATAGCGTTGTAGGTGTCGCGTTTGCTGTGGTAATAATCGGCGTCTCGTTCGCCCGGGCGAAAGTTGTGCCACTGGTTGAAGCGGGCGTTTGCTTCAATGTCGCGCTGCAGGCTTCCCGGTTCGCTGTAGTGGGCTTTGAATCCGTGGATGTCGTAGTGGGCGATAAACCCGCTCGCCAAATATAGAAAGTTGTACCCGGTGCTGTTGAGTTTGGAAATATCGCTGCAGGCGGCGATGACGTTATTCACAATCCGGGTTTTTTGGATGTCGGTGAGTGGTTTCATGGTGTCGGCTCCTTAGTGTGTCTGGCGTGCTTTGACTGTCATGCGGGTGGATGCTTCGCCCGTCTTGGTGTATGCGCGGATTAGTTGGGGGCTTGCCTTTAATCGCTTGGCGATGGCTTGCCAGTCGGTGAGAGTCTTTCCGGCGCACTGGGCGAAGTTGACCCGATACAGTTGACCCTCTATGTCGGCGAGTCCGGCGTCTTCCAGTTCGGTCCGGATCTGGTCTGCTTTGCGCTTCATGTCGGCCATGGCGGCGTGAATCTGGCCCAGCTGGTCAACCTTGGCGGCGAGTGCTGCGGCTGCTGTCACTGTTGCGGGCTGCGCGGGTTCGCCGGTGTCGTTCCAGCGTAGCGGCTGCGGTGCTGTCAGTGCGGCCAGGGCGAGTGTTTGCAGGTCTTGGGGTTTCATGTTTTAGGCTCCTTGTTTTGCTGCTATTGCGTGGTCTATTTCTGCTTCCAGTATTTGGGCGGCTGCTTGCCAAGCGGTGCCATCAAATTGCACGCCCGCGTAAATTGGTTTTTTCATTTCGGCGTAAACGGTGACAAGTAGTAAATGGACCGCGCCGTCCCAGTGCCCGTCATTTTTAAAACTGTCAAGGGCGCGGGCGCGGCTGTTGCTGGTGGCGGGGTCGTTTAGTACTGCCTGGGCTATTTGGTCGATTTTCATGGTGTGGTCTCCTGGTTTAGTTAAGGGGGCAAAGCTCGAAAAATGAGGCGCTGCCGTCCGGCTCTTGAATGTAGGCGGGGGCGATAGCGTCGGCGATTAGGTCGGCCAGGAATTCGCTGATGGTGTCCGGGCCTTCTGTGCTGCCCAAATAGGCGGCCTCGCGGGGTAGGGTTTCGGGCGTGTAGCGTTTCATGTCTCAAGCCTTCCTGGTGCTGGCGATGAATTGACCCCGGCGGGTCACGGTGGCGGCGTCGTAGCATGCGGCCCACTCGAGCGCGTTTTTGAGCGTGAGCGAGTGGTGGATTTTGCTGAATCCCTGGCCTTTGGTCTGGTAGCCGAAAAGGCGGGCGGCTGCGGTGCGGATACGGTCTGCGATTGTCATTTGGTGAGCTCCTGGTGGTGCCCGGTGGTTAGCCGGGCGGGGTTGGTTAGATTTCCGAGTTGTGCAAGAGTGCGCCATTAACCAGGGTGAATTCATCCTGGGCGTTTGCCTGCTCAATCATTGCCAGGATTGTTTTTTGGGTGCGGCTGCTGCCTGCGCGGTGGATGATGGCCATGGTGCGAAGAAGTGCACCCCGGCCCTGTGCTGTTGCGCGGTCGATTTGTTTCTGCTCTGATTTGGTCATGGTGTCTGCTCCTGTGTGGTAGGTGCGGGATGCTCCTGCCTGATGGTTATTATCGGGTCATATGCGCGAGAGTCAACGAGTATTTTTTTATCGCGTTTGGGGATTCGATTGGTTTTGTCTATGAGCGAAGCGGCGCGGCCCTGGCGCTTTCAGAGTGAGAATCACCCAATAGGTGGGAAGGGATAGCCCGGCGGCTGCTGCATCGTTTCCTGGCGGTGGCGGTGTTGACCTGGTAGCGGTTGACCGGGTGGAAGGTGAGCGCGGGTGTGTTTGTAGCGTAGCGTTTGCGGCTCTCGAGCTGTTCCCCTAGACTCCCAGCTCATGAATACACCAAAGACACCAAAGACACTAGGAAGGAAAGCATTGAAGGAAGCATTGGAGACCGTGCCCACTGAATCCCTGTTCTCTCCTGGCGTTTCCCGAGAATTAACCGCCAAGCAAAAGAAGTTCGCCCGTGAGGTGGCCATGGGCGCAACAAAAGCGGATGCATATCGGCGAAGCTATAACGCGAAAAGCCCGCATACCATGGCCAGCAAACCCTATCACCTGGCGGCTGATGACAGGGTGAAGCTAGAGATCGAGGCCATAAAGCGGGCGATAGCGGCTCAGGAATATCAAACCCCGGCGGCTTTGCGTGCTTTAGTTATCCAATCCCTGGTGCAAGTGATAACAGACCCCGACTCAAAACCCGGTCAAATCACGGCGGCGGCGAAAGTCCTGGGCACTGTTACCGAAGTCGCGGCATTCACTGAGCGCAAGGAAGTCCGGACCATTACGAGCTCGGAAGATGCTCGAGCTCGCATCATGGCCGAGCTGAAGCAGCTGGCGAACGCTGAGGCCGAAGACGTGATGGCGGTGGATGCTGACGCCGACTCGCTCCTGGCTGAGCTGGTGGCTGCGAACGTGGCCGAGGGCGACACCCACCCGCCCCCGACCCCCCAAGCTGGTGAGCAGGAGTCCCGTAGCAATGCACATACTATCCCCCACGAACAATCTGCTCCAGAACCCGATTCCAAAAATTCCCAGCCAGGCGACTTCACCCCCTCGTCCCGGGATGACCCACCGTCATCGTTTGAAAAGTGACCCACGGGGGGTATATTGCTTAAAAATTAGGCAGTCGTAACGCAAAAATAAATAGGAACTTGTGGCGTAACTTAAAATGGAAACG